GAGTTTGCTGCTTAAATGATTTACGCCCCTTGCGCCGATTCCCTGCATGGGCGTGGCGTAAGTTCGCGTTTCATTTGATTCTTGAGGTGGAATTAAAAATGGTAATGTTAATTCAGACGCTTCACGCGCTCTTTCTAAATACTGTTCTCGCTTAGTCGCTAGCTGCTCATATCTACTTTTAACAGTAGTCGGTGAATTAACTTCGTCCATAGAAATTTATTAAGTTTGCAATCCGCTACCAGCGCTTGCAACCAAAGGTATAACTAGAGCTTTACGTCCTTTCTTTTTAGAACGTATTGTACTTCCAGTTTCCTGCGAACTTCTACTTGCCTCACTTGTTGGAGCAGGTGAAGCCTGTTGACTAACTGTATTTGTTACAGCTGGTGGCGCAGGTGGTATTGGCTCTGGTGGTGGCGGCGGTGCAGGTGCTCTACTTGACATACACATAAGCTTACTCCTTGTTTAAAATTGTTTCGTTTTGTCTTTTGTATTGTTCGATAAGAAAACGAATAACGTTTCGTTGACCACCAAACCAAAAGCACTGTTTTTCAGACCAGTCTAAATTAGGACTATTCTCAGGGAATAGCTTGTCTAACGCTTCCAATAGGTCTTTACTTATTTTTGGAAGCTTAATATCTTGTTTTTTATCCATAAGTTTTTCTTCTAAAAGTGGGTCTTTCTAGAAAATTTTTTAGAAACCATTAACTTGATTGTAATAAATTAATAGTTCTGCAAATTCGATTACAATAAGTAATCCTATTTCAATAGCTAGGACTGTGTGATAAATCGTCCATAACACCGATTGTTTTTTTCCGTCCAAAGATTTGTAGTTCATAATATTTCAATGCTTCTCGCCATGTGTTTTATTTTTTTAATTTTGTTGTGCTTTTGTAATGATTCAAGGAATGAATAAATAATTTGTTTGGAGTGCACTTCCATATGTTCTAGCATTTCCTGGTAAGATGGAGAGTACCCTTTTTTCTCTATAAAATTTTTTATAAAATTATAAAGTTGGGATTGCCTTCTAGTCAGGGTCGGTACCGTCTCGCCAATCATATTCCTCAAGGCTTTCCTTTTTTCTTTCTTTTGACAACTCGCCGGCAATCGCAGCATAGCCTACCAGGTCCACGTAATTATCAATTCTGTTTTTTCCTAATTGTGTTCGAGCTATCTTTAACAGGCACATAAGAATAGCTGCGTCATGCGCGGTAATATTAATATTTAAGTACGCGCTCCAAAGCCTTGCGACATTCTCATGGCTTATTCTTTTATTGCCATAATCTTTTTCCCTATCCTTTGAAGTCAAGCGTTTGGCTTCTTCAAGTATTTTTACATGCTTCATGCCGGTGGCTGCCATAAGATAGGTCTCTTTGTTTTAAAGTTATAATCTGAAGCACGCAGGATACGAGCCATTCGCGCTTCTCGCAGAGCAACCTTTGAATTTAATCCTTTGCTTTTGTATGTATCAACAACAGCTTCCCACATCTTTTTATAATTATTTTTATGCGGTGTTAATATTTTTTCTGCTGTAACTTTTCCTATGTTCGGACAACCTTTATATCCGTCTGCAACATCACCTGTGAGACTTTGCAGCATATGATTATAGTTTGCCGTGTCCTCATCAATGATTGTATAATCATCATCACCTAAAAACCAATGCGTGCCAGGAATAGTTTTCATATCCTTGTCATTAGTTAAAACGGTTTTATCACCTTCAATAATATTACCAGTTGCTAATATTCCAACTATGTCGTCGCCTTCCAATTTTGGTTTAACATAGCATTTATAATTTTCTAAAACCCATTCCCTTAAAGGTTGGTACACAACCGGCTTACGCGTCTTTTTACGATTGGATTTATAAAGAGGATTAATTTTCTTTCTAAATGAATCTTTACTTCCTAAAGCTATAACAATGCGTTTAGCTAATAAAGTAAGTTCATAATATGTAATGGTGTCAGCAAGCTTATCTCTCGCTTGTTTAAAATCTGCATGAAGGGTCCATAAATCTTCGTCCCATTCTATGGCCTGCTCTACCTGACAAGCCACTTTATAGATTAATATGTCACCATCTATAATTAAGGTCCTGTTATTTAGGGGGCTATCTAGGCCCTTAGGAGCCTCACTTTTGTTGTCCTGTGCGTGAATATGGGCTTTTTTTGGCTGTGTTTTACCGCCATTTATAGCCATTTTCTCATTATTAAGCATTTTAGTCATTTTTTCCTAACTCTTGTTTTATCCATTTGAGAAGTAATGGATTGCGTTTAAGTATCTCTGTGTAGCCAGTGGCCATTGAATTGACCACGTGTTCTTCGGTAATATGTTTTTCAAAATTATATTGATAGGCAATGGCGTGTGCCAATTCATGTAAAATTAAATCAACGCCTGCTGCCCCTTCTAATTGTTCTCTGTCTAAATAGATTGTGTTTGTTCTAGAAGAATAAGAACCTTGCTGGTCACCCATATCAAGCGCAACTCCACTTTCTATTTTCTTTATTGTTATGTCACTATGATTAAGTTTAATTTTTGTTGGCAATTTTACTGTCATAAATAAGTAGTTCTTGTAATGGGATTAAATAAAATTTTGATGCTTTATAATCACCCCCACTTCGCCAATTGTTTTTATATTTCTTGCAAAGCCTTTTAACTATTGAGACATCTAAAATTATACTTGCATATAAAATTTCATCTATGCAAAGATTTTGAACCCAGTATTTCGCTTTTGTTGTTTTTATTCCTGACGGCTTTCCCCAACTCTCAAACTCAATCGCAATGTTATTAGTTTTCCACCACCAATTCCTTTCAGACTTAACTTCGAGTTTTCCCTTCTCTAATATTTTGGCGATTACTTTTTCTCTTTTCTTTCCGTATTGTAAATCTACGTCAAAATCAGAATTGTTATTAAACTTCGCCATCACCTTTAATGTGTGTCGGCCCAGGTCCTTCCGATTTTATATTCGCCTGTAAGCTCACATCTAAAATTAAAATTCTTTTGAGTATCTTCAATTGCTTTAACTGCTTCTTTACCAACATAATCTTCTAAGCCTTTTCTAACTTGTAATTGAAATTCATCATGTATGTGTGCGGCTTGTGCAAAGTCTTTTCCGTAAGTAAGTTTTTTCAATAATTGTTCGTGAAGATTTATTGTTGCTTGCTTTACGATTAATGCTCCCGCCGATTGAATAAGTGTATTAAGTGCAGAATGCTCAGAACGAATTGAAAGTTTTCTTCCGTCTAAACCTTTTAAATAATTTTTAGTTCTGTAAGTTTTAATTACATCTTCTTTTAATCTTTTAAGTGCAGGAATATTCTTTAAGAATTGTTGATTAATTCTTTTAGTTTCTGCCAAAGACTTACCTGTGATTTCTGATAGTCTATTAAGACCTGCCCCATAAAGAGTAGCATAAATGTAGGTCTTGGCTGTATCACGTGAATCCAGTCCTGCAGCTTCCTGATTATATTTGTGAATATCCCCTTGAAGAATTTGTTTAATATATTCGCCATCATCATAAGGAAATAGATAATGAGATAACACGCGCAACTCGAGACCTGAAACATCAACCCCCACAAGCTTGCACCCATTATCAGCAATAAACAAGCTACGGCATTCCAACCCATAAGGCAAATTAACCGCAGGAACTTGAGACACATTAGGATTTTGATGAGTGCATCTTCCAGTAATTGTGCCATTCGTATTAACAGAACCATAAATTTTTCCTTCCTTTTCTAACTTTAACCACGCATTATTCCCTTCAGCTAACTGACCTATCCTTTTGTTAATCATTAAGTATTCGGATAAGAGTTTTGTTTCAGGATACGTGAGTTTATTTAAAACTGATTCATCAACTTTGGGCTTGCCTTCATTTGTAAATTCTTTAGGCGCCCAGCCTTTTAATTTAATAAGCCTGTCTGCAATGTGGTCCCTACTCGCAGGGTTGAAAGTTATTTCCTGGTATTTATTAATGGCAATTCCGGCAATATAACCTTTCGTCTTATTATTTCTTTTCGGCGTCCAGGTTCCTAAATCCTTTTGCCAGGGTGGAAATACTTTTTGCAGTTCTTCATAAATTTCCTGGCGTCTTGCAGCCAATTGAGAATAAAGTTTTTGTCCGGCATCAACATTAAAACTGAAACCGTGTTGTTCTTGCAGCCAAATATATTTTGCGAACTTATGTTCTAGTTCTATTGCGGTTGTTGAATAGTCTTTGGAATGAATCTTGTTATATAAATCAAAAGTTATTTTAACATCTTGCTTGCAGTATTTCTGCATTTCTTCGGACCAGTTCTGCCAGTCTGTTTCTTTATGAAAATCACCTTTATAAATTTTAAGACGATAACCCCAAGCTTCAAGAGAATGCCTTCCAACTAATCTCATAGGAAAACCAAAAGAATTAATTCCTCTAAAATCCCTATCTTTAATATCAGTCCAAATTAAACGAGAACAAATAAGCGTATCAAAGATTTTTCCTTTCGGTTTAAAACCAGGATACATTTTTTGTATTGCAGGAATATCAAACTTTAAAACGTTATGTCCGATTAATTCTTCAGCATTTTCTAATATTGGTAATGCAACTTCAACATTCTCTGGTGTGAAACTTAATTCAGTTCCGTTATCAATATCTTTAATTTCTATACAATGGATTTTATTTAAACTTTCTAATAATCCATTTGTTTCAACATCAAATATAATACGCATATTTTCCTAACCTAATTAACTACGCTTACTGAAATACTATCTACCTCTGGTACTATTGAACGAAGATTGTTCATCGCTTCGCAAATTACTTTTTTTGACTTCGTATCTTTTGCAAAAATTATTCCGTCTGCATCTGGAATATTAATCGTGTCATAAACTGTGGTGAGAATATTTTTATAAAGTGTAAAAGATTCTTTCTTATCTTTTTCCGATAGCTCTAAATAATTCTCCTGGCCTTCAAGAAAATCATTTAGTAAATCATGAAGTAAAGTCTCAGTAATTGCTGGTCTCATTTAGCTCACCTTGAAAAGTGCAGCCTTCTTCAGTTAATCTTCCTGTGTCTTTGTCGTAATTTAAATAAGTTGCAATTCCAGTATCACCTGAAAACCTGTTCTTTAAAACTCTAATTGTAACTCTATCAGGAGTATCATTAGATTGTTGATTGCGTTCTAATCCAATAACAATGTCTGTTAGTCCTGCAATTTGTGTACTTCCCCTCAAATGAGAAATTGAAGTTGCTACTCCATCTGTATGGTCTCTATTGCCATCTAGTCTTTTTAAATGTGTAACTAGAAGCAAACCAACATTTAATTCTTCTACGAGTGAACGAAGTTTTGTCATTGTAATATCAATTAATTTTCGTTCATCTGAATTTTCATTACCTGAAATAACTATTGATAAGTGGTCAAGTACAATCCATTTACAATTACAAGCACGAACTAAATATCTAATTCGGTTTAAAAGATTGTCACTTTCAATACTTCCCCAATGGTCGTAGAAAAAACAGCTATCTTTAATAGTGGTCCAGGCCTCTTTCATTTCCTTTTCAGGAATTGCTTTTCTTACGTCAGGTAAATGAATAGGTTTATTTAATCCTATAGAAACTAATCCTCTAATAGAACGCTGAACATTTTCTTCGAGTGCTATGTAACCAACCTTTTCGCCATTCAGTATTAAGTGATGTGCAATTTCCCTACAAACCTGCGATTTTCCTTGTCCGGTTCCTGCAGCAAATGTAACTATTTCACCTAATCTTAATCCTAAAGTTTTATTATTTAATCCATTCCAGGAATAAGGAATACTATCTTTATCATTATCTTCTATTAAGTTCTTCCAAGTATCTTTTCCAAATACAATTCCATCAGGCCTATAGACTTTTGCTTCCCACATGGCATTCATCAAGTCTTGACCTTTTCCATTCACTAACATTTCGTTAGCGTCTTTAAGTTCAAAGTTTGCTATCTTTGCTTTACGTGGTGTGATTATGGAAGCGCACTCTTTCGCAGCTTCCTTACCTGCTTCGTCCTGGTCGAACATAAAAACAACATTTTCAAATTGTTCCAACCATTCAATAGACTGTGCAATGAATTTTGGCGCTGAAGCTGCACCGCTTGGTACAGAGACAACAGGATATTTATTGCCTTGCAGTTGTGAAATTGACATAGCATCTATTTCACCTTCTGCTACGCAAACAATCTTTCCCTTGTCTCTGTATTGGTTTTCTCCGAATAGAGAAATACTTTGAGGATTACCCAGCCATTTAAAATCTTTATTAGCAAAGCGTAGTTTCTGTGCGACTACATCAAGATTACGATTATAATAATTAGCAATATGACAATTACGATTTGCATAAGTTCCTATCTGATAATGAAATTTTTTACAGGTAATTTCGTTTATTAATCTTTTTTTAAGTGGTTTGTATTCGCCTTCAATTAAGCCGGCGAGCAATTTTTTTTAGCCTTTACTGTTTCGCCACTTCCTTTTTCATAATGACCGCAGCCTTGACCAAAACAAAATGCGCTGCCATCACTATACCTTGCCAAATTATCAGAGCTTTTGCAACTCGGACAACTTTCGTGTTGAATAAAATCTGCCATACCTAACCTTTTTCCTTATTAATTTTGTCTATGTATTCTTTTGTCTCTCTGCCTTTTCTAACGCCTTCTTCTTCTTGTGGTTTTGAATTTCCACAAGAACAACCATTAAAATGTCTTTTGACGTCTCTTTCCAAAGCCATTAACCTGCTGTGATAAACTGACAGCTTGTCAGTTAAATTTGAAACTCTATCAGCAGTTAACTGATTGGAATAAAACTTTTCTTTTTCTTCTCTCATAATGTGTAGGTCTGTAAAATTGCTTTCCCTAGATAATAAGGAATCAAAGGAAGTATTGCGTTACCCAACGCTTTTATTCTTTTGTTTCTAGTTTGGTCCAGTTCTGTGGAAACCCCATGAGGAACTCCAAAAAGTTTGGATTCATGCGTCCACCAGGTATCCTCACCTTTCCAGGTGTCAGATACATCTCCGTTATCAAAGTGCATAACGTGTGGTTTCTCGTTCCCCTTTTCACGCAAGGTGGAACCTGGTTCGTGTGTTTGTTCCCAGCCATTGGTGTTGGAAAACTCATTCCCTTCGCAATCGCCGTTGGCGTGTCCAATAATCCACATTCTTCTACGTTGATGGTTGGCGCCGACGCAGTTAGCTGGAATATTAAACGTCCTTGTGGAGTAGTCTGCTTCTTCCAGGTCCTTGAGTACGGTATCGAGATACAAGCTAATAATTCCTGGAACGTTTTCTCCAATAAACCAAGTGGGCCTTGATTCTTTGATAATTCTAATAGTTTCTTTCCAGAGGTTTCGATTGTCGGCCGCGCCTTTTCTTTTTCCGGCTGTTGAGAACGGCTGGCATGGGAATCCTGCTGTAATGATGTCTGGTTTAAGTCTTTCGTCATTCGGTTTTAATTCCTTAATGTCATTGTAAATTTTTGTGTCAGGAAATTTTTGTTTTAAAACCTTTTGACAAAATGGTTCTATCTCGCAGAATGCGATTGTTTTAAAGTGACCTGTGTTTTGCAACCCTAAAGCAAAACCACCTATGCCACTACATAAGTCAAGGTGTTCTAATTTAAGAGAGTGGCTTTTCACAACCACTCTCTTTGAAGGACTTATCTTTAAGATAAGTTTGGGTGTCAAAGGACGGACAGTCTTTTTTAGAGACTTGGTTATGTCCTATGACTTTCGCGCTCGGGTACGTGCGAAGAAGTTCAACAATGAGTTTTTCTAATTCAACCCATTGTTCTTTAGTAAAATTGTTTTCTGAAACTGTATAATCATCTTCTGAAACTCCACCAACTAAACATATTCCTATGCTTCTATGATTAAATCCTTTTGCATGACCGCCGACTTCATCAAGCTTACGACCAATTTGTACTGTGCCATTCCTGGTAATTACAAAATGATAACCACATGAAAAAAAGCCGCGTTTTCTATGCCAGGAATCAATCTCTTTTATATCAATATCCATTGAGGGCTTAGTCGCCGCACAATGCAAAATTAAAAAATCAGTTTTGTTTCTTGCCATTAAGTTTTAACCATTGTTCAGGGATTGTTTCTTTTGCGAAGGGGTATCCAATTCTCTCGCACCACATACCGTAGGTAGTCTGTGATTTTTTTCCTATGCGAGCATTGGGATTTGAGAATACAAAACGTAAATCTAAATCAGGGTGTTGTTCTTTTAATAACCTGAATTTCTTTCTGTCTTGTGATGTGAAGCGTCCTTTAGTTTCAACTAAAAGACCATTGATGAGGATTAGAAAGTCAGGAGTGTATCTTGATGTATAAGCCGGTCTCTCAAACTTAATTGAGTACGGTTCATAATCAAAATCAACTCCCAGACTATCTAATTGTTCAGCTACTCTTTCTTCAAGACCACTTCTAAATTTAAAAGTCTTTTTGGTCTTGGTCATCAGTTTCATTTTCCGTTGAAAGCACGTCTGTTGTTTGCTCAAAGCCTTGTTCTTTAACAAAGCCGTAAGAACTTGCAGCAGCACCTTCACCTGAAACTAATTTCAAGATTTGAGCAGCCTTAAGACGTAACGACACACCCGCACCAACTAAAGTTGTGTGGTAAGGAACGACTTCGTAGGAAACTTTCATTTCACTACCGCCCCACACTATTGTATCCTTTGCAATCGGTTGCCCTGTTGCATCGAATAATGCAGGTCTTTGTGTCCAGGAATTACCAGTTTTATTATTTGTAACTTTAGCTCTTAACTTGAAGTTAACCAGGTAATCGCCGTTTTCGTCAGTCTTATATGGGGGATTTGCAGTCTTAATAGACTTACTCCCATTCTTTTTAGTTTGATTAACTGAAGCTGTAATAGATTCATCAATCAATTTAATTATATCCTTTGCGTCATCTTTTTTAATGCGCAATGTTGTTTTGAAGTCGCCGTCAGGATTGAATTTTACATCTGGTTTATGCAAATAAGGATAAACCGCAATCCCAAGAGGAGAAACAAAACGAGGATTAGTATTAGCCATAAATATAAATCTCCTTTGTGAAGGCGTTTGTTTATTTAGCTATAAGTGGAACTCACTGAAATTTGAAAACAACATATGAGTTTCCTAAGGGCCGCCCTATGCAACGGCCCCTAGTAAGCATAGTTTCTGGTAGCCGAAGATTGACTTGAACAATCACGAAGTTTGCACTTCACTAACACTTAAAATGCTAGCGCGTCTAACCGATTCCGCCATTCGACCATATGAGGGACTATGCGAAGAAGAAGTCAGATTCCCAAATATCCTCAATATTTAAATTACCAAGTTCTGGTAATGGTGGAATTTTTGCCTTGTCTTCTTCATGCTTAATCATAGAAATTATTTCATCTCTAAATCTTTCCAGTTGATTGGTAGAATATATTTCTATGAAACTCTTTTTAATACATTGAATTAATTTTGGAGTATCACTTGCATAAGTACCAAAAGCGTCATGAATACATTGAAAAGTATCCAGGCCATGATTCTTGGCTAACACTATTGTTTTCATTAATGCAGCTCCGTCCATGCTGTGCACATAGTTAGGGCTTATTCCATTAGCTTGCTTGTGCTTATCAATGATTAATTGCTTATCTCCATTTGAATCAAACTTGTATTTATTTTCCAGCAATGAAAGTTTTATAATATTTTCTCCCATTTTGGTTTTGACCCTGCGACTTTCAGTATCAGGATATGCTTGCTGAACATAAAAACCTGCAGGTGTTTTCCAATTAATAGGAAGATGTAAAAGGTCCTTCTCTAATAATCCGGTTTCTGGATTGCGGACCTTCACTTCAACTAACTTTCCTTTTTCATTATAGACTTTCCTACACAAACCAGAAACAACCCGGCAAGTTTTTTGCAGCCAGGCCATCACATCACGAGCTGCGTGAACAACTTCGTGAATGGCGCCTATGGTTATGTTTGCTAAAAAGAAAGAAGGCACATACAAATCTTCCTTCCAATCTTCAGGAAGTGCAGCGCCCTTGTCTACTTTGTCTGTAATGCTGTCTTGAATATATTTCCTGTGGCTGAATCTTCTTGAACCATAGGGTAACGTCATAACAGGTCGCTTTACAGTCTTTCTATCAATGCCAAACTGCAGCCATTGTTGAGCTAGTTCTGCTTTAGTGAACTTACTTGAACTAAACTGGCTGGTGTCATTCAACATCTGAGTTAAGCGCTCTTTAACCAGGTCCGCAACTTCACCGTAAATGTCCGCCGGAATATCTTTCGGCGTTAAGTTAACTGCTGCGCCCCCAACTTCATCTTTAAGCATTGCGCTAAAATGTTGCAAGCCGTTGCAAGAACCGTCAATTGAAACTGGCAAGTGAGATTTATAACCATAATTATATTCACCATTGCCTTTGTTAAATTCTCTCCATTCAAAACAGAACGCCAGGAATTGATAAGGCTTGTCAGCTTTGGACCACTCAATATTGTCATGCGGATTTTCAGCGCACCTAAAAATCATTTCTTCATTGTCTGAAACCCACTTAATACGGTCGTCAAATGAAACCTTGTCATAACCAAAACTGTTTGCGCCATGAATTGCAAGCCAACACGCATCATCATTGTTTTTAATCGCCTTGCCTTCTGCAAAGTGAAGTAAGGACCTTGCATAATCTGCGTATTGAGGGTGTAAGAACATTGGGACCGCGTAAATTCGGCCACGAAAATCAAGCTGGTGCGGAAAGTATAAATACTTTTCAGGTTGAAATACTTTTGCAATCCTGATTATTCGAACTACTTGTATTATTTTGCTTTCCTGGTTCGCTTTCCAGTCA